CCGAGGCCTTGAATCGAAAGTGAACCAGAAACAGCTTGTGCTGCTAGAGTAGATTTAACAATCTCCATGGCTCCTGATACTATTAATGCTGCTATTGTACTATCGGTCTGATAGAATACAGATTGACCAGCTACGCTAAAGCTACCTGTGATATTTAGCGAACCAGAAGGGTTTAGTTGTGATAGGTGAACTCGTGCCATATTATGTAAACTTACCTGCTAATATAACTTCAAAGTCCGGTAGCATTTCGTACTGAATTGCGTTGGTATCAAAGAATACTTCAATATTAGCTCCTACTTGGGATGTTGTTCTCTGAGTAGATGGGATTAAGATACCGTTAACGTATACCTGGAAGCTTGATTCATCGATAGTAAAGCCTGAAGGTGCTGTGGCAATAGTACGGTTGTTAAACGTAGCTTTATTACTGATGACTGTATCCGCTATAGCTGTTGTGTTCAAGCTAATAAATGTAATCTCTGCTCCTGTCATACCTCCTGTTCCTGGTGGTGGTTGGAATGCACCAATCTGACTGTCAAAGAATCTAGCCGGAGCTGCTTCTTGAGGTGTTCTAGATGCTGCTGTTAACGTTTCTAAATCTCCTACAGTCTCGAATCCAAAGTTAACCTGAGCCTTAGAGTAGAATTTCTTAAGGTTAGCTTTATCGCGGTTGTAAGTATCTGTGATAATATACCCGTGGAGCACTAAGCTAAATGTAGCCTTTACTGCTCTATCACTTCCTTGAGCCATCTCAATGGTAGGAGTATAGGAATCAATTCTAGCTCTAAAGCGGTAGCGTTCTTTATCCCCCCAGTATGAATCAGAAGCAAAGTTTAATGCTTCAATTAGCTTGTCACATTGCTCTACATAATCGGTATAGATAATACATTGGTAGGTTACTGTAACGTAATCTGGTATTACAACTCCGTAGAGTTCTTTGGATGGTTGACGATTAGAAATTAAGGAAAATCTATCGTAGATGTTTCTCTTGGAATACTTCTTTTCGTAAATAACAAAGTTACTAACTTCGTTACCGTCTAGCTTATTACCTAATGATCTATTCTTCTCAATGTTACTTTTACGGAACATGATTAACGGCACTTGAAGCTTACCGTCTTTGTCTCTATAGAAGCCGTCCTTTTGTACAGCTGCCCATCTTTCTGGTGATCCGTAGAGAATTGGTACGTCAAGCTTACTGCCATTCTGTACAACTGATGGTTTAATTATATTCTTAAAGTAGTATACGATTGCTTCATCGATGTCTTTTAAACTTACAACAGGAAGTTTTACCGTATCGTCTTTAAGTGAAAGCTGATTCTCTCTGTTTAGTTTTGTAGAAGCAGGCACAGTACCTCTGGTAGCATCATAAGCTTGTATTTGCTCACGTGCTAACTCCGATTGAGTTTTCGGTGTCGGTTTTTTTCTTTTATACTGCGCCATTACGGTCTAACTTGTGTAATGTTTAGTTTGTCTGTTCTCGTTAAGTGAGCATCACAGACAATTGAAATACTAGCTCCGTGTTCACCTGTTCTTCCGTAGTTGTAATTATTATCTTTACCGAAGAAGAATTGATTCTCTCTTACTATGTCTACTTCGTAGTAGTTTTCATTTAGCATGATAATGTCTCCTACTTCAGGTACTAAGTTCTGATCAACTAAATCATCTCTTAAAAATGCAAATGATAAAGTACGAGTAAGATCAGGTCCAAAATCATCTACAGTATATACTTGATCTCCTCTAGTAATCAAACACTGCATTAATACAGGGCTGTAGTACATCTTTTCGCTAGACTCTCCGTAGATGTTAGCTTGAGTCTCGTTAAGTGAGATTTTATAATAGCCAATCTCCTGCTCGATAATATCTCTGAGCAGAGCACGGTTCATCTTTTTAATTAAACCGAAATCTCTTTGACTACCGAATATACTCATAAGTTAACCTCCTCTACGTGGCGTTCTGAAATTTGACATTTCTTTACTTCTGAAACTCTAGTCATCACATCCTTCTGTAGTATCTGAAATGCTTCAGTAGGTGGTTTGGTAGTTGCAATTTTTACTTGGAATAAAGCTCTAGGCCTAGGATCTTCTTTATCTGATTTGTTATTTACTACAGCTACCTGTGGTAGACCGCGTACAATATTAGCTAGTGTCGATACATCCATATCGGTATCGTCAAATTCAAGGTACATATAAGTTCTAAACATCTTATACGTCTCTTCAAGTAGTATGTTACCTAGCTTCATCATCCTATAAAGATTGTCATTGGTACTTGAGTAGTGATTCTCTTAAGATTATCTGATTCGTCAGCCTTTCTTTCTAGTTGAGCCTTCTTAGACGTTTGGTCTAACATCTCTCTTAGCTCAGTAAGTAAGGATATCTTCTCAGATCTTGCATCTGTAAGCAGGTCTGCTTGGTTTAATCCTGTGTTTGAACCCGGTACAGGTATCTGTTGGTACTTACCTCTAATGTATCCTAGGAGTTCTTTAGTAAGAGCTAACGTATAACGGTAGATCCACTGTCTTCCTACTGAGTTTACAGTGCTATAAGTAACATTATCATAAGGTACCTCACCTACATTGGTAATTAATCCAGAGGAACTATCCTTAACTGCACCTTTTTTGTCGCTTTTCTTGTAGTATTCGAACCACATAGCACCGTCTTGCTTAGGTACAGGGAATAATTTAAGCTGATTATTGACTACTTCAAAGGAATATGCCGATCTTCTGATCTGATCGTTAAATTCGATGGCTTGAACCTTTAAAATGTCGTAAGAAGCAGGCATTAACAGGAAGTTTACACCTGGACTGTATGATCCAAAGTCAAAAGCGTCCATTAATGACTGAATACCTGTACCAGTACCTGCATATGGGTCAAAATAACGTAAGATCGCCGGTGGAGACTCGTAAAATACCTTTCTAATCTCAATTCCTCCGGTGATTCCTTGTGCAGTAGCCCAGGCATCTAAATCGTAACTCTGAGTGCCGGCAGTTACTGTGATAGATCCTGAGTATTTAGTAACATTACCTCCTACTTCTGCTTCTGTACCGTAATTTTCAGCAATTTCAATAACTCTCCCTAAAGATCCTTCTATTAACTTACTATTATACGATGTAGCTGATGAATCACCCTCCATAGATAGGTAATTCTCTCTAATCTTGTACTGAAATACTTCGTTACCGTAAGTGGTTACTGCTTCTTCAAAGCAAGCATAGATAGAACCAGATTGTAGTTCTACATCCATCAATGGATACCCCAATCTCTGTGCACAAAACTTAGCTACCTTATCAGCATCAGCTATAAAGTCAGCATCTGTGTCATAGAATGCGAATGGAGTCTGTCCGGCTTGAAATTGAGATGAGCCTTCCCAGATTGCGATATCAGCCATAGTTCGAGTTTATATATAAATAGTAACTCTGCTTTTAATCCCTGAATGTTTGGTATACATTAAGTATAGGTTCGACGATAGGGTGTCTATGATTTTGTAATAACGTTACAACCCTAAAGCCTTTAACGTTCTCCTCTAAGCGATTTAAGAATGAAAAACCAGTCTGTCTTTTATCTCGTAAATCAATCTGAGCTATGTCTCCACAGATAGCCATCCAGCTATTCATACCCAGTCTACCTAAGACCATTTCCATCTGGGTATGAGTAACGTTTTGTGCTTCATCAACAATAACAAATGTGTTAACGAAAGTACGTCCTCTCATAAAAGCGAATGGAAGGATTTCAATATTACCTTCTTCTACTTCCCTGTCGATTTTTTCTTTTGAATATAAGAGGTATAGGTTGTGATAAATCGGCGCAAGCCAGGGGTCCATTTTTTCGCGGATGTCTCCTGGGAGGAAGCCAATGTCTTCTTTAGCCACTGTTGGTCGCGTGATGATAATCTTGTTGACCTGTTTCGTGAATAAGAGGTCAAGCGCACATTGAACTGCCACCAGAGTCTTACCACTTCCAGCCATACCACGTAGAACGGTGATGGGATTAGTGAGTATAACTTCCTTCGCAGCTTTCTGTTCATCGTTGAGAGAAATATTAAACTTAATAGGGTTCTTTGGTCGTCTCTTAGCTTTGAAGATCTCGTCTTCGTGGTGATTCGAACTCATATATTCGTAACGTTGGTTTATATTGTATAAATAGATTTATAACTAATATACGATAAAAAAAGAAGGGGCCCGAAGGCCCCCTCAAATTTTCCTATGTAAGGATGAATTAAACAGTAGCTAGGTCAGAAACCCAGATCTTACCGTAGAATTCAGGACGGATCATCTTCTTAGCGTAACGAGTCATAATACCCTTCGTTGGAGTGAAGTTCTTAGGATCGTATACTAATGGAGTCATCATTAATGGTACATATGGAGCATAAACAGCACCTGTCTCTAGGAACTGGCTACCTCTGTAACCCATAAGGATAACGTTCTCAGTCATGTAAGGGTTCTTATAAACACGGAAGCGTGAGTTAAGTGAACCTACTTTCTGAACACCCATTGCGAAGTCCATCTTGTCACCGTTAGTCTCGGCAGCATATCCAGGAATTGACTCAAGGATAGTAGCAACAGAAGGAGAAACTACTAGGAAGTTTGCACCGCCACGTAAAGTCTTCTGGTGGATCTTGTTAGACACTTTCTGGATCTTAGTACCAAGAGTTTGGAACCACTGACCTTGAGTGTTGTAGAAATCAGCTACAGCAGTAGTCTGCCATGCACCGTTAGCCCAGATCTTGTTGTTCTCAGCAGACCACTTCTCAGTAGTAACTGCATCTTGGATAAGCATATCAAGGATCTCGAGATCGATTTCCATAGAGATATACTCAGAAAGAAGAGAAGTTAACTCAGCCTCAGCGTCGATGCTGTGGTAAGCGTTAAGATCTTGAGCGAATTCTGGAGACCATTGTGCTTTTAACTTACGAGTCTTAGCAACGATAGCTTCAGAAGCAAGAGATACGTTGATCTCAGGGATAACTGGAGTTGTATCACCTACACCGTCAGTGAATTCGAAATCACCACGAGTGTTGTCAGATGGCTGAAGGTGGAATACAGCAGCAGCGTCAGTTAAGTTAGCAGCAGTAACCGCAGAAGCAGCAACTACGAAAGTAACTGTGTTACCAGATACAGTAGTGAATTCTGGGTTAGTTGTGATGTCGCTAGCGGCACCGTAAGCGGCAGAGCCAGAAGAAAGACGGAAAGCACGAACACCTTTAGTATCAATAGCTTGAGCAAAAGTGATTGCGTAAGTCTTATAGTCGCTTGGGTTAACACCATCTTGGTAGCCAACAGAAGCTGAAGTAGCAGTACCAGCTGTGATAGCTAGAGATGCAGTAGCAACTGGGTTGATTGTGTAACCGAATTGTCCAGCACCGTAAAGACCACCAGCAACTTCTAGATCAACAGTCATTTTGCTGTTAGCAGTAGAAACGTTACCGTAAAGGTTGTCACCTAGAGTACGACCGTTAACACCGTTACCATACTTGAAGTCAAGATAGAATACTAGGCCAGAAGGAAGGTTCATTGGTTGAACAGAAACGAAATCTTTAGCAGAGATCTGAGCGAATACTTTACGCACAAGTGGTAAAGCAACACCAGCCCATTGCTCAGCGTTAGCTGTAGCAGTACCGATAGCACCGCCACCAGTAGAGTTCATTTCGTTTACAAGCTGCTTAGCTTGGTTTTCGAGGATCATAGCCATGCTATTTTTCTCGATCTCGTTGTTTAAGCCCTCAAGTAAGCCTGTAGCAGACCACTTATCAGCTAAACGAGTTGCGTCAGCTTGTAAGCTCTTGAAGCCTTGAGCTGACTCGTTTAATAGAGAATTTAATTCCATGATAAATTTTGGATTTAAAGTTATTTAATAATTCCTGCAAGTTTTTGCATGCGTAATACAGCCTGATTAGCTTCAGCAATTACTTCTGGTTTGTCAGATGTTCCTACAGCAGCTGAAGCAAAGCCCTTGGCTTCCTTAACTACTTCTTTTTTACCAGAAGGAATGTTTTCGCTAACCGTTTCAAAAACAAGCTTAACTTCTTTAACTGTCTCAGCTTTGTCGAAAGCAGCAATAACTGTAGCTTTCTGTGATTCAGTAAGGGCGTTAGCCTTGAATACCTTATTAACGTAAAGTAACTTAGCATTTAGTAAGTTTACTTCATTAAGATCTTTGCGAAGAGCTTCGATAGTCTCCATAGCTTCAGCGAGTTCTTCACCGATAGAGGATGTCTTACCAGAACCAGACTTAGCCATACCGGCTGTAACTGTACCTGGATCTAAGATATCCATTTTCTCAGCAAACTTGAAGAATTCGTCATCGATAAGTGGTTTACCCTCTTTAGCATTTTGCTGCATCTTAGCAACTAATTGCTTGATCTTATCCATAGGTCCTTCTTCCATAGTCTCTTCTTCTTCTGCGACGTTACCGTGAGCAGTTTCAGTCTCTGGATCGTTGATAGTCTCTTCAACAGTATCTTCGTCTTTAGCCATTTCAGCGAGTTCAGCCATGAGTTCGTCGAGGTTAATTTCTTCCTCTCCGGCTTCAGCCTCAGGTTCAGCAGTCATATCCATGCCTACCATATCTTCAGCTTCCTCATCACCTTCTTCACCTTCAGGCGCTTCCATGTCACCCATTTCCTGAGAAAGGATATCACGGATTAGGTCTTTAAGGTCATCGACAGTCATGTCTTCAACCTCTAGATCTTCTTCAGCTTCGTCCTCTGATTCTTCAGAGTCACCCTCAGCTTCTTCTTCACCAGCTTCTTCACCTTCTTCTTCCTCTTTTTCTTCAGCTTCTTCAGCCTCCGCTACTTCTTCTTTGTAGTCGCCTTCTTCCATAGTTTCAGTCTCTTCAACTTCAGCTTCAGCAAGAACCTCTTGGTTCTCTGCTTCTTCTTCCATCTCAGCTAAACGTTGAGCTAAAAGCTCTTTTAACTGTGGAGTTAACGACTCCTCTAAAGCAAGTTTTGCGTTAGTGATAGCAGCTTCACGAATAGATTTAGCATCAGCAATAGCCTGCTTGAATAAATCTTTGTTAGCCATAATGTTAACTTGTGATTTCTACGTTTAATTGTGACCGAGCGGTCAAACGTAATAAAATTTTTATAATATAGATATCGTATCGGACGATATATTCATATATAAATACATCCGGAAACTAAAAAACAAAAAAAAAACCCCGCCGGAGCGGGGCGCCTAAGGTAGCAGGCTTCTTAAATGCTTTGTTCCAATTTTTTCATCACTTGATGATTGGCTTGCATTCTCTTGCTTCTCTTCATCTTAGAAGCTCTGCTAAGAGGCTTTTGATTCTCTTTCTGATACTTACCCATGATTAGGCTTTATCTTCAGCTGTTGAAGCTTTTCTATACTCTGTAATAAGCTTTTTAATCTCTCCGGCTGCCTTTCTAGCTCTAGAGTGAGCAGCTTTAGTTGGTTTTCCGTGTTCGGCTTCTAGGGTTGTGAAATGTTCAGCAATCCTGTCAAATAGTTCTTGTGATGTCATAACAAATAAATTTAAAAATTAAGCTCTTAAGATGTCGTTAAGAATGGAATCTAATTTACCATACTTATCTTGCTTTACAGCTCCTTCGTTCAATGAAATAGGGTTCATAAATGCTCCGTGAGTAGATGGATTGGAAACAAAGTCCCAACACACTAGCTCGAAGTCATCTTGAACTTCTAAATATCCTTCGTTTGTAGGTTTAACAGATCCAGTACCTCTAGAAGAGATACCGATGGTGTGTCCACCTTTAATAATTTCTTTTACAATATTCCCGGCTGGAGTATTAAGTAACTCTACTCTACCGCATAAATCGTCGCCGTCCCACCATAGATCTTTAACTACGTGAGAGGCGTTCTTTAGAGATACAATTGGAGACTCTGGGTGATCTAATTCACCATAGGCATTACCTACTTTAACAAAGTTTTCTAGGTAGTTGTTAACTTCTCTAAGTAGAACTTTCTTATCGTATACTCTGCCGTTTTGGTTTTGAGCTCCTGCTCTTTGCATTACGCCTTCGACTTCAAAAACGCCCGGTCTTTCCTTAGATTCTCTAAGAACAGATTTAAATGGGGTATATTCTACTAATACGTTTGCCATGGTTACTCTGTAATTACTTTAGTAATGATCTTCTTGAATAACTCTTTAAGCTGTTGTTCTTCTAGACCACGTTCACGACGTAAAGTTTCCTCATCGTGCTCTTCTTGATCTTTAGAGATCTGAGCTAGTTCCTCTTCTGAGTATTTAGGTGCTTCGTATTCGGCTACTTTACCTACATAGTGTAGTACGCTTCCGTTGGCTAATGTTACTTTACCGTCTTTATGAAGTTTTTCCATCTCTTCGTCAGAAAGCTCAAGTGTAGTTCCTTCGTCTACATCATATCCAAGCTCGTCAGGAGTTAATGTATGCTTATCTTCAGGGTATACAGGGCCGTCTTTCTTCTCATCCATTCTTTGACCCATATAATCATTGAAGTCGTCCTCTAGATCGTCCATTGACTGCCAAGTAGCATACTGAGTTGTTCTAGAAGGATCTCCTGATTTAAAGTCTCTCATTACGGAAGCTACATAAGCTTTAGCAACTTCGTCTCTAGGATCAGCATCAGCTAAAAAGTCTTTAAGTAAGCCGGTAATTAAAGCTTTGTTTAGTATTACAGGCTCATTACCCATCTCGCTAACTTCTTCCTTAACTACTACCTTCTCCATTTTCTCTCCTGGAGTCTCTAGCTGAATGCTATCTTGCTTAACGTAGTAGAGTACGTCTTTAGCTAGGTTACTAACAGCCATTGCTTTACATTTCTCATATTGCTCTGGAGTAACGTCTAAAGTACCGTATTTGTTATCAAGCTCAAATTTGATACCTGTATCTAATACATCAGGAGCAATTGCATCCTCAGGCTTAGCTGTAGAGTACTTAGGTTCTTGCATCTTAGCTTCAGCAATCATACCTCTATTCTTGAGAATATTTACAGTATCATCGTAGCTATTAACCTTAGAGATAAGGTTAGGTAGTTGCATACTAGCATCTCTAACAAATTGGGATTTCGCGAAGCTACCTTCGGCGACAGCGTTGTATTTCTCTTGTAATGTTTTCATTGTCTGTAGTCTACCATTTTAGTGCTAGAAGGTCTGTTTGGTCGTTGTGTCTTCTTGAAACCCATTTTAGCCATAAACTTAGTGGCTAAGTTATCGCGATCGTCTTTTGAAAAAGCATTAGGAGTTTGATATGCTCCTACTGCACCAGTAGTGTTCATTTCTGAGAGTTGTTCTCTAACATACTCTCTTAATAGTTCTGCTACTTCACTTCTTTTCATAAGGTATTAAGCTCGTTAACTAAGTCGTAATACTGTAGTAGGTTTACGATGTGGGTATCGTTAATACGAGTTTGTTTTGAAAGGGGCTTGATAGTCTTAGCAACCTCGTCTAGTTTAATTCTAGCGATATCGTTACTAACCTTAGTCTTCATCTTCTCGACAGCAAGGCCAATTTTTTCAAGCTCCTCGTTAATCATTGTTCTAAGTTTTACTTGAGATTCGGAAGCAGTAATAAACTCTCTTAAGATAGCTTTCTGTTCTGGAAGTAGGTTGGCATATTCACCGTTAAACTTCTCAAGTAAAATCTTGTATGTAAGCATTCTAAGATCCTTATCATACTTTGCATATTCTTCAACTAAAGCATCTTTAACGTCCTCTTCGTTTTGCTTAGATTCAGTTAAATGCTCTAATACAGTCATTTTATTATCCACTAAAGTCTGTGGATCGGCTAAGTCAGCATTCTGTGCTTCCATTAAGCAATATAGGGCAGCTAGAGCTTTATAGTCTCTTACCTTCATTGAGAAGAACTCATCGAGGTCGTAGCTGTTTTTAATCTCAGCGATAAGATCGTACTTCTGCTTCTTGATTGTCTCTCTTTCTAACTTACGAGAAATTTCGATAATAGTGGAAACGATAGTCTCTCCTTTGGATTGACTTACTCCTTTATTCTTAAGGATGTATTCGTACAATTTAAATTCACGGACTAAGGAAGTCTTACCGGTGTAAAACTTCTTCATGATCTTAACGGCCGGCGAGTCTTTACGGGACAGAGTATCGGCAGCGATCTGCTTTACCAGCAGCTCAAAGATCAATCCAGTGTTTTTGTACTTCGAATGCTTTATTTTCATGAGTATGCTATTCTACTAATATAAATATATGTTACTGCCCTAAATCTTTAATATTGCTTTCATCAAGCAAACTTGATTGCGGTTCTTCTTTTTTCTCAAAGATTAAGCTCTTCTTAGGTTTGAAGATATCTTGGTTTTGGTAGAACACTGATTTAGTTATAACACTGCTAGCTTGTGTGTCTTCAGTTACATTAATAGTAGAATCTTCCTCATTATCGTAGCCACCATGCATATCATGTTGACCTAGAGCATCTCTACCAAATGGGCTATTTTGAGTTCCATAAGTAGAAGCATGGATTTGAGGTCTTCCTTCGGGATTCCCTTCATCATATCCTACAGGCATCTTAGGAGTATCCATTCCTCTTCTACCGTACATAGAAGCAAGGTCGTGAGGTGTACCGTAAGTAACTCCAGATTTAGCTGGGTCATTACCTTCGTTTTCAATCTGAGCAACTCTAAAGGCTCTCTTACTATCTTCTCTAATTAGATCTCTCTGTTCGTTGTATTGATCTTCTGATAAGTTAAAGATACTTTCATAGATATAGTCTGTAGAGAACATCTTGCTTTCTACCATCTGAGAGGCTAGATCAATCTTTTCTTTCATAAGAGCAATTTTCTCTTGCTCATAAATGATAGAAGGAGTAGTTAGTTTAAGCTCAAAATTAGTTAAACTTTCATTCTTATAGCCTTGAGTATAAAGGTGTACTAAAGCGATCTTAGTTAACTCTGATTCAAGTATGCGTTGGATGCGTTCTACTGTTCTAGCAAAACGAATGTCTTCCGCAGCCAATGTCGCTTTACCTTGCAAATCTCCTTCATACCCGAAGTATGCTTTAGGTACTTTAAGTGCGGCAAACATTTTGTCTCTAAGGTATTCCACGTCATTTGTACCGTCGTACTCTAGACCTTTTGTAGTATCGATACGAGTAGTAGCATCTCCACCTCTAACAGGGATGTAGAAATCCTCCATCATGTTCTGCATATTAAAACGCAGATTGTATTGACCTGTTTGAGGATCAACGTAAGGAGTCTTTTTCATACCGTTGATAGTCTTTTGCATGAACTGCTCAACTTCGGCTGGTGGGATCTGACCTACGTTAACATAGAATACTCTCTTCTCAGGAGCTCTCATGATACGGTGAATTAACATCGCATCTTCCATCAGAGTTAACTGCTTGAAGATCTTTCTAGCAGGCTCAATATAAGAACGTCCGTAAGGTAGGTAGTTAGTATCTGATAATAAACGGAAATGCGCTACCTCGTAGTTATCCAATAGTATTACTTTGTCCTTATGTCTAGGGATATAGTTTGGATCGGTAGAGGAGGCAATTCCGTCTGGGTCAATAGTAAATTGTACTTTAGCAGGATTGTCTGGATCCTGGCTTTCATGACGTACCATACTGTACACAGTATAAGGTAGTACGTTGTATACACCGAACTTCTCAGCAATCTCTAGCTTCAAAAAGAAGTCACCGTACTTAACCATATTACGAGTCCAAGACCAGAGGTTAAACTCGATGTTAAGGACGTCGTAAAATAAGTTAGTTAGAATCTTTTTAATATTCTCATCTGATGTCTTAATGGTAAGAATATCTCCTACATCGTTTTTAAGACATGCTTCGTCGGCTAGAATATCTAATGCAGAAGCGATAATTGGATCTGTATCCATTGCTTCATAATCCGAATATAATTGAATTCTTAACGTCTGATAGTTAAGGTTCGGATTGAAGATATTCTTATTATTGTAGATGTATAAACGAGAGAAGCGATCTACCAATGAGTTTGTCTCATAGCGACCGGTGCTCTGAATATGGTTAACATCGGCGATTTTCAGCTGATTGCCGCCCACGTTACGAATTACTACGTCGGTAGAGAAAAGTCTCTGTAATCTACCAAATAAAGAAGTATCAGCCATTTAAGGAGAGTTTAATTATAAATAGTACTACTACAGTAACCAAGATATATCCTCTTGGCCATGTGGAGTATCTATAGTATACGGATTATTTTGCATATTTCCAACTGAATACGCGGCTCCTTGTCTTTGATTTAGGTTTCCCATGGCAGATAAGGATGCTCTTGATAGATCTATTCCTTGCTGTCTTAATCTTAATGCTGTATCTCTGACGTATAGTCCGGTAGCAAAGGCCATTACTAAGTCATCATTATAGCTAGTCTGTGCTTGTGCTTTACCGTTCTTCCATACAAATACTCTCATCTCTTTTAAGAGTCTCTGAGATTTAATGGTTACAGATCTTTCTCTTACGTAGTCCATCATCTTAGCAATAACTAAAGGACGAGTGCGCATAGACATTGTAAAGCCAGGAACTAAGTTTCCTCGTTCCATCTTATTCATATAAGTCTCTACAGTATCCTGTTCTGATCTTGATGAGTAGTAGAGGTTAGCGTACTCTCTTTCAATAATCTGTTCAATCGTAGACCATCCGATGTTAGCATTTTCTACTACTAGCATTGCATTGTTATACTCAGTTGCTACTCCTACTAACATGTTACCAAATTCCTTAGGAGGTACTTTGCTTTTAAATTCTGCTACTTGAGTGGCTGCTTCAACATCAAATATGTGAAAGGTAGAATAGTCTTGTCCGTCCCCTCTGGCAACGTCAGCTACAACCATATATGATTTCATATAGTCTGGGTATTCCCATATCCAGTAATCGCCCGATACTCCTCTTTTCTCTAAAGGGTCTTGCTGTGCTGTAGTTTCATAGAAGATTAGATCTTCTGGTTCAAATACTGTATCACCTGATGATAAGAAGTCACAGTCACATTCCTGTGCTGCCATTCTAGGTCCTAGGTCATTGTCTTGTTGATCTCTCCAGGATTGACTTCTTTCAGGGTGTACGGTCCAAGGTAACTTAATAGGTACAAAGGAGTTTTCACCTGTTTCTGCTTTTTCCCAAGTCTGGTGGAACCAGTTACCAATCCCGTTAGGAGTTGATAGAGCCATACATTGACCACCGGTTGCAAGGGTCTGTTGAGCGGCTGCAAACGTTTCATCAATATTATCAATGAACGCAGCCTCATCAATTAAGAGTAGAGATACAGCTTCTGAACGAGCAGCATCTGAGTTAGATGATTTAGCTGCTATTCTAGAACCGTTAGTAAGTCTTAGTGAGAGTTTATTCTTCTCTACTGCTTTTAATTTTAACCAGCTAGGAAGCTGATCGTACATAAACTGTACCTTAGTTACAAGGTTACGTGCAGTAGATTGTGTGGTTGCAAGAGCTAGTACGTTTTTGTCTTTATGAAAGAGCATCAGCCATAGTGAATAGCCTGCTGCTAAAGTTGAGATACCTAACTGTCTTGATTTAAGAGTAATAAGGTACTGATGATCTCTGAATAAGTAAAGTACTTTGTCCTGGAATGGGTAAAGGTTGAATAGTATACGTCCTCTTTGAGGGTGCTGAATATAACAGTACTTACGCATAAAATATGCCGGGTCTTTGGCACATTTAGCGTATTCTTGTATTACTATCTGCTTAACATTCTGCTGTTCACTCATAATAGTAGAAGAAGTACCGTTGCTAGAGCTCCTCCAGATGCACCGAAGGTAAGTCCGGTCCAGAATTTAGCTTTCTTTTCTTTACCCAGTACTGTTATTTCTTTATCTCTAATGGCAATCTGACTTTCTTTTTCAATAAAGATATCGTCATAAGTGACTAGTCTCTGCTGTAGGTTAGCAATTTGAGCTTTATTAGTCTCTACAAGCTTCTTATAGTCTTCAATGCTCTTTTCTAAGCTAATCTTTTCTTCTTTACAGAAGTCACCAGCTTCTAGGTCGGCAATAATCTGCCTAACCATATGATCAGGAAAACAAACTAAAGTGTCTCCGTTAACGATTGTAACGCTTTGCGAAGTAGCCGGGAAGGCTATCAACAGAAAGCCTGCTAAGCTCAGCAATTTTTTTATTGTATGCATCTCTTTCTCTTTTACGTTTTGCTTCCTCGATATCTAAAGCGTTCTCAATAGAGTCAGCCTGTGCTTGTAGTAAGCCGGCTGCAAAAGCTAATGAGTCAATACGTTTTACTAATTGTAGTTCTCTAGCCTGGCTAGCTTCTTTCTGGTCTTTTAATTCCTGTAGGTAAGCTGCCTTATACGGGTTGTGTAGTCCCGTAGCATACATTGCTGCAATTACGATTGCAATGAGGGCGATTAAGTACGGTAGTTTATTCATAACTTTTATATAAATATATAATGTTTAAATTTCTGTAACCGTTGATGCTGCTTTAGCAGTTGGGTAAATTCCAAACCTACAGTTTAATAACCCAGCTGAATTTCTTCCTTTTCTGTAGCTTACATACAAGATAGGTTCGTAGCCTCCTGTTGGGAGTTCTGGGTTTAATAATGTGTGGTTACTTTCTACTAAATAACTGTTGTCGGGTTGTTTAACAAATTTAACGTTTCCTTGGTATACTACCTGGCAGTTATTAATATTAAAATTTTCCGTGCTCTGTTCTAGCCCGTAAATAGCTTTTAATTTAATCTCTTCTCCTTTTAATGCTCTTTTAAAACTCTGTTTAGGTTCTAATGATCCGTTAGTAAGTTTACTAACATCTTCAATAAAAGCTTTAATTTCAGGTTCTTCCATTAATCCGGTAAATCCTCCGTACTGTTGAAAGTCAGTTGGCTTAGAACCGTCTTTATGTGAGATAAAGATCACAGGTCCTTTTTCCGTATCTAATGTAAAATCAGCCTTAGGAGTTCCGGGTACTGTTGAAGCTTTAACAATACCTTTATAGACATTTCCATTTGGAGATAACTTTAGATCGATAGCTCCTAACTCCTGTAAGGCGCTATTAATACCTGCTAATGCTAAATCCTCTTTTGTAGTTCCTGATCCTTGCCCTTTTCCACCAAATTCAGGTGCTTTAAGTAAGTCCCCAATAGTGACAGAGTTTCCGTTTTCATCTTCAAAAAAAGGAAAACTGTTTATTCTTGGAGCTCCTATTTGAGCAATTCCATCAATATCTTGATTTGCAAATAAAGTAGCATACTCGTCGTTAACAAAAGAGAGTACGTATTCTTTATCGTTCATTCCAAGAAAAGACTCTCCTTTTTCGATTTTATCGTGTAAAACTTTTAAACGGGGTCCGCCATATTTTTTTAAATCTCCGAAAGACAGTTGCTTAAACGCTGCCTCGTATAACTCTTCTCCTAAAAATTCTCTAAGTATTTGAATATCTTCTAAAGAATTAATGTCAGGGTACCCTTTAGCGGTTCTCCATGACCATTCTGTGATTATTTTATCTATCAAGTTCATTACACTCCTGCAAATACATCTTCTTCACCTGTTGGTGTTTCTTCAGCTCCTGCTTCAGTACCGGCTTCAGCTCCAGCTTCAGCTCCTGCGGCGCCTCCTTCTTCTCCAGGAAACTCTCCGCCACCGCCTTCTACTCCCCCGAAGATATCTTCACCGCTAACGGCATCCATTCCACTTTGAATTGGGCCGGAAGCAAGCATGTCTGTAATCTTATCCAGGCATTGCTGATATTCGGCTAGATTCTGTAGGAAATACCTTTTACCTTCTACTGTAGCTTCAAAGCCTTTGCCCATCCACTTTAGTAGTATGTCTTGTCCATTCTTAAACTCTACTTTAAATGTAGATGGTTTAGGAGACATCCAACCTACCTTCTCAACAAACTCCTCAAATTCAGGAGTCATTAAATGAACTAACGTCTTCTTAAGAGTAGGAAACTTAGCTAAGATATCTGCAGTAGCATCAGGAGCTTCTTCTTCACCTTCTACCTCTCCTGCATCAGGAAATTCCGTCTCAGGTGTTTCTTCTTCAGCTGGTACTTCTTCCTCGTCGCCTTCAGCTTCTGTTAGGTGTCCAGCATAACCTTTAACTACGTTTCTAGGATTAGCGATATCTAGAGTTTTATTTAAGAAGTTAATTCGTTTTTGAAGTACTCCTTTCATAAGTTCTAGAGTCTCTAGATCAAATTCATCTTCAACAGCATCTAGGAACTCTTGAGTCTCTAGTTCGTTAAGCAGAGTTTTAAGTTGAGCTTCACTCATCTTGCAAGCTTTCTCGTACATAGCTTGTGCTGGAGTAGAGATCATTCCCTGCTCGGCTAAAAGCTCGTAGTAAGCTTCTTCAATAATATTTTTTAGATCTTGAATCTTCATTACTTCTTATTGCTGCAATGCTTAGGACTACTTTTTGAAATGTAAGGCTTCTTACACTCTTGAGAGCTTTCGTGAACTCTGCCGCATCTACCGCAGCAGGTAGCACCTTCGTATAAGGCTTCTGGCTCTTCTTCGGAAGGAGCTTCAGTAGAATCTAAATATTCTTCACCTTCTAGGTAATGCTTAACTGTATCAATATGCTCGAAAGCTACAGTAAGTTTGCTTTGAACCCAGGCGTCTAACTGCTGACCGTCTTGAATCATCTTTAAGAGTTCGATACAGTACTTAGCAGTATTGTGAAGCTGTATCTTAGCCATATCTGATTCGTCGTTTGGATTCTCGTTATGATCCTCCTCCATCGGCTCAATCTTAGCACCAGCTTTCTTAAGCTCGATTTCTTCTTCCGGGGATACTGCTTGAGCAATAGATCCGCCTTTTGGTCCGATTACTTTCTTTACTGTTTCAGCTTCTGCTAATACTTGCTGAATAGCTTCTAAGATAATTTCTTTCTTAAAGGATATGGCCATGATAATGTTATTTCTTTATAAATAGCGCTTAACAGTGGTAGTTTAAATACCTTTGCAGGGCTTTAGCGTATGTGGTTCCTTTGTCTTTAAGCTTGCCTTTAGCAACCTTAACTTTGGTACACGACAGGCTTCCTAGTCTTTTTTTTAGTATGCCCGGGTTCATTGGATCGTCAATACCTTCGGTCATTACAAAAAGGTCTCTGTCTTTTTTAGCTTCACCGCTTTTAATTAGGCTCTGCCATAATGCAGCAGCATCAGCGGTTTGATGAGCATCGGAGTAAAGCGGTCCTAGCTTTTCATGAGCTAATCTGTACATCTCTTTACCGATTCCGTATCCTCTGTATTCTGGTTTTACAATCACTGAGTCTACTTGGTATGATTGCATGTATGGTTTTAGTCTTAATGCTCCTACCTTATCTTTACCGTATGTAGCTAATACTACTTTGGTTCCGTTGATATCCTGAATATTAAAATCAATAGTTTCTTCCTGCTCCTCTAAACCTACTTTTAAAAGTTTGCTATAGTAGTGAGGATCTTCAGCTAAATGCTGTAGTGCAATCCTCTTAGCTTCTTCTCTATCATCAGTATGTTCTAACTCTACCCCAATACCGGTAGCAAGCTGTAGCATATTAACATCCGATTCAGCAGCAGGTTCTACAACTTCTTTATTAATATGAATAGCAGCTAACTGTTTTTCAGCTGCTGCTTTAGTATCATGAGTACCGAGTCTTTTACCGCCGTGCTTAGGATAGACAACATATTTGCCGTCTTGCTTGCGGATCATTTCTCTAATAATCTCTGTTAATTTACTCTTCTTCATAATTACTGTATAATGGAAACTACAAAAACATTATATTTCACCTCCTAATCTCCCTGACGTAGTTCTTCTTCGGATTTCTGAGGTAGGAAGCTTATCAGCTATTTTTATTGATTTCTTTGCCTGCTTTAACTGCATCTTTGAAAGCCTTGGAGTTAGGGTGAGAGGATTTCTCCCCCCTAGCTCTCTTAGCTCTAATATTAGCCCATAGGCCAGGTTTCTCTTCAGTGAGAACTTCTCTAATAAGGTCTCTCATAAAAGCGTGCATTGCTGCTTTATCTGCCTTGGCCACGGTACTTCTTTTTATAGTTCTTGCTACTCTTTAAATGAGAAGTTTGAGTCTTAGAATGTACACCTGGACGGCTTACGTTTGGTTTTTCGTAAGCTATAGATGCGGATTGAGACTTAATCTTAGCCATTACTTGATAATCTCAATTTCAGATCTAAGTACTTTCTCTCTCTTACCGTCGATAGCAACTGCCCATGTTCTTCCTAATCTAGAGATAACTTTCTCGATCAGACGACCATTGTGGTACATACCTGGTGCTTTAGTTGCTACTTTGGCAGCTTTCTCTTTTACTACTTCAATTACTGGGGCAGCAATAATTTCATCGATTACTTCTTCTGGAAGTGATTCAATAGCTGGTGCTGATTGTGCGATTACTTCATCGATAATCTCATTATCGGACTGTTTCTTCTTTGCCATATTTGTAAATTTTTATAAGTAAGTCTCCAGAACCTTTGATGACACGGTGCCATTCGTGCCTTAAAATAAATATCGTTACACCCTCTTCTAAGTTAATAGGGAGTTCATTGTCAGTTTGAAACTTCCATCCTTCGCCGCATTTCATTACTTCTACGATTCGATCTTCGTCGTCTCTATGCCAGTATAGCTCCTGAGAGTCTACATTAGTATCGAACTTACGTTGAACGCAGTAGTCGTCGATTTGTATATCGGTGTAAGGTCGGCTCATTTAGAACTTAAACGCTTTTTTTACTTTCTTACCTGCATTCTTAGCTCCGCCAACTGCTGCATTACCGGCATCTTTAGCTCCTCCTACAGCTGCCTTACCGGCATTGTTTACAGGTTCTGCTACTTTATCTACTACCTTGGTAGTTTCTTTAGCTACGGTGTTTGCTGTATCAACGACTGCTTCTTGAGCTGGTTTAGTATCAACGCTGACTGAGAGATCAACGTCTACTCCGACTAGTAGGGCAACTTCACCTTCTACTCCAATGGTTGCAACACCATCATCCATCGTAGCTCCACCACCTACTTCAGCACCTACTTGTGCTCCAACGGATACACCGGCACCTGCTTCAGCACCATTACCATTCTCATCGTATGTGCTATTAGATGCTCCTACACCTACTGATGCTCCAGCCATTGCTCCGGCGTGTCCTTCAGCACCATCGGCACCTACTTGACCACTAGCTCCAACATATGCTTTAGCTTCTGCTCCTGCGTGTACTTCGGTTGTGTTAGTTACTCCGCCATACTCTACTGAGTTAGATGCTCCAACTTCGGCAGAGGCACCTACTTCTGCATGTGCATCAACATATGCGTTTCTACCATCCCATCCAGCTTCAGTTGTTGCTTCAGCATGAACTTCAGCTTCTGCATGGGCTTCTTGTGAGATGGTTACATCACCGATTTGGTTTGTATTTTCTACTCCAGCATGTACTTCTGCATTTGCTTCTACACCAGCACTTACTGATGTGTTTGTAACTTCAGTACCTGCAGATGCTCCTGCTGATGCTCCGGCGTTATCGTTACCTACCGATTTGTTTACTTCACTCATCTTTTTCTTTTTTATTATTAAACCAATAATCTACAACTTTACCGAAATTGCCGATTAGTGCGCCTAATAACAATAAAAGTAGTTCTTTCCATTCATCACCAACAGCAGAGCCTGTATGCATAGAGATAAGAATGCCATGCACTACAAGTGCAAAGCACAGCACAATAACAATACTTAAAACGATTCTATGTCTCTCTTCGGTCATACTTTCTTACCAGAATCCTCCAAAGCTTGATTTGAGTCCAAGGAGTTTTGCATAACGAGGAAGTCTGCATGACCAATAACCTGCTTTAGTCTTATCCTTTTTAGTAGGACAGTTATGTCTATCTGAGAATGCTTTACGAGCTTTAGCGTTATTAATCTTAGCTGTCAATCCTCCTTTAGCATCACCAAAGTTAACTACAATAACGTTACCCTTAGCGTTCTTAGTGTATACTTTATATTTTTTAGGTCCTGAGCTTCTCATTGGTTTGTTAAGTTTAACCTCTTTACCTTTGTATTTAGCTTCGTCAACTCTTTTACCGTAAGCATACTTTACTCCGGTAGCTTTTGGTTGCTCTAGTCTCTTAATAAGGTCGTCAACGATTCGCTCTAGATGTTTGGTGGATCCTGCTCCTTGAGCTGCTTTTTTAATCTTCATGATTAAAGCCTGCTTTTCAAAGTCTTTAAGACCTGCTTCATCGATCATGTTAATAATCTCCTGTAGAGGAGTATCTTGAGCTTCACCTGTAATGTCTACTGCCCACATGTCTGGGTCTGGATCTTCTGGTAGGATAGAGGCTAGTACGTCTGAACCTGCTATAAGCTTATAATTGACTTGATTACCGTCCATATACTTTAATGCTGTGGGCATCTGTACTTGATCAGTATCTGAGAAGGTTACAGTACCGGCTGGTAGTTCTCCTAAGAATGTCTTAATATCTGAGTATTTAGTCTGGTATCCTAGTCCACCGGCTGCTTTAGCTTTACCAGCTAAATCCATCCATCTCTCTTCCCCCATCTTCATTACTAGAGGCTCCTGTGAAGCTTCTCTCCA